GTCGTAGCTGTTAATGCATCAGCTGATCGGGCGGAGATGGCAGAGCAGAGCGCCAAGGGAAGCGCAGCATCGGCAGATGAGACACTGGCAGAGATCAAACGTGTTGCAGATGGTATTTCGGAAAATATCGAGAACGCCAACACAATGAAGTCTGAGCTCTCTGATACGATCAACAGTGCAGGGAATGCAAAGAAAGAGCTGGAATCATCAATTGGAAAAGCCGGAGAAGCTAAGACGGCATTAGACAGCTCCATTAGATCCGCTGGAGAGAAGCAGTTAGCGTTAGATGCCACGGTAGAACAGGCGAATACAGTAGACGCATCGTTGAAAGAGCATATAGGTAGTGCTCAGAAAATACAGGCAAATGTTGAGCAGATTGCGAAGAATAAAGCCGACATTAGTTCGCTAAATGAAGATATAGCTGACTTAAAAGATAAGAAAATCACCAAATTTTATGCATCGAATCAAGGCGAAAATCATCTTGCCGATTCCGACAATGGCAAAATCATGGATATGATGATTTGTGGAAATAGTAACCAGGATCAAACCAAAGGTAAGAATTTATTGAAATATCCGTATGTAGAAGCAGATAAAACGTCTCTAGGCATAACGTTCACGGATAACAAGGACGGAAGCATTAATGTTAGTGGAACTGCCACAGAGATAGCTTATTACAATTTATATTCAAACAGAGATGGCAAGCGTTTAACGCTTGCAAGCGGAACGTATAGGCTAGTTGCAAAAGGAAGAAGCGGGTGCAATGTATCTGTGAACAATGGTGTAAATTCTGCAAAAAATGAAGGAACATTCACAGTCACAGATGGACATAATGATGTGTGGTGTTATATTGAAGTACCTAAAGGTTTAGCAGTAGATGAAACAATCTATCCTATGATTCAATCGGCATCTAGTACAGATGAATCTTATGAGCCTTATACTGGTGGAAAGCCATCCCCATCACCTGATTATCCGCAGGAGATAAAAAGAGTGGTGAATCCGACTATGAAGGTGTGTGGAAAAAATTTATGGGATAATTTTAAAACATTATCATTAGGAAACGTCGAACAAAAAAATGGAACATATATAGCAACAGCAGATAATATGCAAGTAGACATAACAATGGAATCTGTTGGCGCTAGACCGTTGCTTTTAAAAGCGAATAATGCTTATACATTTTCATTAAAAACCACAGTTAGTATTTCAAGTCCTAAATTTGTATGCTTAAGATACACGAATGGTGAAAGCAATAACATTATTTTTACAAACAAGAATTTTGTTAATTTTGTTCCCAAAAGAGATGTAGAAAAGGTAGGCTTTATTTTATATGAAAGCGTTGCAGGAGATAAAGTATATGATGTCCAGTTGGAAATGGGTTCAGAAGCTACATCTTATGAACCATACCACGAAGGACAGACCGGAATTCTCCCATACACATTAAATGCTATCCCAGTTTCAAGTGGCGGCAATGTGACGATTGACGGTCAGCAGTATATTGCGGATAGAGTTGTGGAAAAAGACGGTGTATTTGGCATCGAAAGAAATATCCGAGAAATCCATACGAATACAAAAACTATGAATAATAGCGAGGAGTATCCAGGATGGAATAAAGTAGAAGGCGTATCTGATGTTGCATATTACAATGTGGATCCCGTAGGAACATCCAGAGTACTTACTTTTATATCTAATTTTACACAGTCCACTCTTTGCCAAAATAATATAAAACCCAATAATATCGTGTTCTTGAGACGGGATATTATTGGTTATTCACAATCTGAATTAATTGCTAAAGCCATAGATGTAGATATGTATATCAGATTGCAAGATGCTATATTTGAGCCTCTTCCGGGGGATATACAAGCTAAATTGCGAACCCTTGTCACCAACTACCCAGTAACCAACATCTCCGTCACATCCGACCAGTTAGACGGATATACAGTATTTAACTACCCAATTAGCATGGCTAATGGGTGGAATTATGCCAAAAAGCAACTTAACGATAACCGTGACTACATCTACGACATGGACATACAGAGCGCAGAAGCCTACGTTAACAGCGAATATGCAGTAGCATTAACAGAATTGGAGGTATGATTATGTTATACAAGACACTGAAAAAATTAAAGGAAAGAAACGGTCTGACAGAAGATCTGAAGAATAAGATTGACATTTTCTTCGCCACGGGCAGGATTACTGAGGAACAGTATAATGATCTGATGGATATTGGCGATGAAGAAATTCGCTAAATGTGGCTTTAGTGAACTAGCAGAGGTGAATACATGGAGATACGAGCGAGACCTTCGGGTCTTATTTTTGTACGCAAAATTAAGAAAGGACGCATATATGGAGACAATTATCTCAGCCTGCATATCTGCCGCTGTAACGCTTTTGGTTTGCCTGATTAGCAATCATGGGCAACAGGAGAAAACTAGGGCACTTATGGAATATAAGTTAAATGAACTCACAAAAAGAGTCGATAAGCATAACAATACAATAGAACGTACTTATCATTTGGAAGAACAGATGGCATTGCAGGAGGAAAAAATGAAAGTGGCAAATCATAGAATTTCTGATTTAGAAGGAAAGGTGGAATAGGCATGAAAGATTGGAAGAAATGGGCAAAATGCGCTGGGATTAGAGCAGTGAAGACAGTAGCGCAGACAGCAGTTGCAACGATTGGCACAGCGACAGTGCTTAACCAGGTGGATGCGAAGCTTGTGGTATCAGCGTCAGTGCTGGCAGGAATCCTGTCGCTGCTGACCAGTGTAGCTACTGGATTGCCGGAGTGTAGTGAGGGCGAGTAATCGCTTGCTTATAATGAAAATGATTGGGCCTGGAGAGATCCGGGCTCTTTTTTGTATGGAAAGGAGAAAATATGAGTCTAATATCAAATAGTGGTCATGATGAGAATGGCGGTTATCGCGGGGGAAAAGCTGGGGATCAGACCGGAACAGAATGGTATCTGAGATCCTGGTATGACAGACCGTGGAATTGCGTGATCAGACATCCGAATTCGAAGGTCAGAGAACTGATTGCAGAGCTTGCCGTGAAAGCGGCGAAGAATGACAAAATCGGGTATGACCAAGATGAAAGAGTTACATACTGGTCGCAGCTCAAGAAGGTCGGATATGATCCATCTAAGATAACCGTACCATGTGAGGAAGACTGCTCAGCTGGAGTGATGGCGAATGTCAAGGCAGTAGGATATCTCTTAGGTATTGAAGCGCTGAAGAATGTACCAATCACAAGCACCTGGTACATGAGAGATACTCTGAAGAATGCTGGATTTGAAATTCTAACAGCATCAAAGTACCTAAAGAGCCCAGACTATCTGAAACGTGGCGACATTCTATTAAATGATGCAAAGCACACAGCAACTAACGTAGAAGACGGAAAGTGTGCAGGAGAAACAAGCGATACATCAACAAGTAGTGGAACAGGAGGTAAAGTGAACGTGAATGCAAGCATGCCAGTTTTAAAGAAAGGGATGACCGGATCAGCAGTGCGAGTATGGCAGCAGATCCTGTGCGCCGCCGGATACAACACCGCGGTAGACAGTTCGTTTGGCGATGATACAAACGAAAAGACAGGGGAATTTGAAAAAGCACAAGGAATCACGAAAGATCCGAATCAAGTAGGACCGGCGGCATGGAAAGCCGGATTGGAAATTCTCACAGCGAAGAAAACATTCTAAAAACCATTGAGAGCGAATGGAATATATATAATTTTGCAAGGGGCGAGAAATCGCCCCTTTTTTATTGCAAAAAACTAAAAAACTGTTGACTATTGGACACCAATAGTATATAATAAAATCATCAAAGGAAAGCAGGAGGACAAAGCAATGAAATATAGTGTAGAGTTTAGCTGTGGACATACAGAAGAAGTACAGATTTACGGAAAAGCAGAGGAGCGAGAAAGAAAGATTAGATACTTTGGAAAAAGTGGGCTTTGCCATGAATGCTATAAAAAGAAAATGAATGAAGAAAACGCAGAGAACTGCGAAGAAGTCGTAATGAGTTACAGAGAGTATAAAGAGAATTACGCAGACTGCAAAACAAAGGCAGGAAGCTACGACAAGACAGAGAAAACGATCGTTGTATACGTGCCAAAAAAAGAAGAAAAAGAAGAAGACGCAAAAGAGATTTGCCAGAAAGCGTTAGAAGCAATTGTAAAAAGCAAAAATAAAACAGCTGAAGAAGTAACACCTGCAGACGTTTACGATGAGCTTGTAGAAAAAGGGTATGATATCCGGAGATTGAAAGATATGCCAGATAATATAAGGAACGATATTATTGAAAGAAAAGAGTACTGGTCATAAGGAGGGCGCGATGGAAGACAAGAAATATTATGTAGAAAATAGCCATGGAGTTAAAATTGATATGGACATAGCAATGTCGCTGATGGATGATGAATTGAGAGAGTATGTGGCTTATCAGCTTAGCTTGTCGTCAGATCAAGAGTTCTTTGATGTTTACGCGGAAGAACACAAAAAAAGATTCGGGGAGGAATGGGAACTTGCAAAGAAGTCCCCATGTTATTAATATGATAAAAAAATGCGTGGTGTGCGGAACGGAATTTAGATGCCCTCCAAGTGCCAAAAAAGTGACGTGCTCAAAAGAATGTAGCAGAATCCGAAAGAAAGAAACTCACGAAGGAAAGAAGAATTTATGGAGTGAAGAGAGCAAAAGAAGGATTGCGGAACGAGGAAAAACAGAAAACCTTAAGCTTGGAACGAAGGCTGCAAAGAAAAGCCTAAAAAGTGGAAGGTTTGAAACGAATGTCAATGCAATAGATTGGCATTTGGTTTCTCCAGAAGGAGCAGAATATAAATTCCATTCGCTAAATTTTTGGCTCAGAGAAAATTGCCGCGATTTGTTTGGATGCGAACCAGACAGCCGGGAATTTAACAATGTTAGATCTGGATTATCTGGAGCCAAGAGAGCGATGAAGGGCGGAACTTACGGAAGTACAACGTACAAAGGATGGAAGTGTCTACCATGTGAAGAGGAGGAAAAGAAATGTACACAAAAGAAATAGCACAATTATGCGGAGAAGCTTACTACGAAGTACTTAAAATCCTTAACGGAGCTAAGGGAGATGTTTATTCAGATGCGTCTTACAGATTTCCGTTCCGGTGCTTGATGTTGCTCTATCCAAGAGCTATAAAAATCGGAGCAACTAAAACACTGGATGAAAAAATGGGAGAGCTGATGAATCTTATATCTCCAGACGACATTAAAGATCTGATGGAAAAACCGATCCAACAGAGCATGATATTATATTACGAAATCGGAAGAAATAAACACCTGGAAAAGAGGAAAGCCAATGAGAGAGATTGAAAGGAATATCATGTTTGGGAAAGCTGGTGGAAACGCAAGCAAGAACGCATATACTTGCCGGATATCCCTTCCAGCAGACGCTATTAAAACATTAGGAGTAACACCGGAAGACAGAACTGTCACGTTGGAGATTCTGGATGGGGCTGTGCTTATTAAAAAGAAAGCATAGACTGCAAAAAAAGAAGAAATGGCAGCAGTTGACAACGACACCAGAAATATGGTAAGATTCAACATGTCTCATTTGTGTCTCAGATGGGACCTTAGAAACGGTGCGAATTCAATACATAGAGGGCGTTTGGATAATTTGACTTTTAATCAAGTTGTCCGGGGTTCGAATCCCCGCACGCTCACTTAAAAGAAAGCGCACACTATAACAGGTGTGTGCTTATTTTTCTATTATTAGCTCTGTTGAATAAGAGTACAGAGCGTTGAATAGTTATATTGTATACGCGGATATGGCGGAATTGGCAGACGCGCCAGACTTAGGATCTGGTGTCACCGACGTGCAGGTTCAAGTCCTGTTATCCGCATTAGAAAACGCAGTATGAGAAGTGATTTTCCATACTGCGTTTTTTATGTGCTATCGTATTACAAATCTTCTTATCAGGCAACTGATCGCTCCTGCGATGCAGATCGGAAGCAGCTTCTGGCAGAGACTTCCATACACCATCAGGCCGCCCTGTAATCCTTCCAGTGCTTCCGGAGATACCGGGATCATGCTGTATAGAATATAGGACAGGAAAGAAGTAACACCAATGAAGAGGAAAGAGAATAAGCCTCGTCCGGTATCCTGGTTCTGCCCATTATGCCCTTGCTTGCCGCGTCCCATCAGTACCCAGAAAAAGGTAATGATTTCGTAAAAAATGAGAACTCCGGCGGTGCCGAGATATGCCATTAATATATAATTCTTCTCTTCCGTAATCAACAGAGGATTACCATATGTACTGCAATTTTTACCAAAAGTAGATGCCAGTAGACAGATGATCCCTGCAATCAGGATCAAGGTAGCTGCTTTTAATATCATATTCAGTATCTTAAAGATTAGTCGAGTACCGGTCTTGGCTGCTTTGGCAGCCGGTGATACGACATTTGGAAGACTGTGCTTTTTCTTGGACTTGTTAGAATCCTTTCGTTTGGACGACTTGGAATTGTTGCGTCTGTTGTCGTAGTCATCTTCATCATAATCGTCAATATCGTAGTCATCGTCGTTATCAAATTCATCATCATAGTAATAATCATCCGGCTCATTATCGTCTTCTATAAAACTGTTTTTCAGAAGATCATCCAAATCATCTTCATAGATTACTTCAAAATCATCATCAAAAAAATCCTGCGTATCGTTTTTTAGATTTTTACGTCTGTCTTTTATCTTTGCCAT